CGGGGCGCTGCCCGGGTTGCCAGCGAGTCGTCAGAACATCGACGGTCTTCTCAATGACTCCCGCGCTTGAATCGGTACTCGCGATGTCGGAGGTCCCTGCGCGCAGGAATTCCAGAGCGAGCTCGCACGTAGCGTCCTTCACCAGCTGCGGGATCTCGCCCGTGTCGAAAAAATCGTAGACCGAAATGCCATCGGGGTTGGGCGCGTTGTACCGCGGCCACGAAAGCGCCTGAGTGTCGGTCACACGGTGTCCCTGCCACTCTATGGCGGAGAGCTCACGCGTAGCCTCGATAAGCGCCTTAGCCTGATCGTCCGCAACCGCCGATGTGAACGCCGAACTATTCAGGCGGGTGGCCATGTAGGCCGCGGCTTCGACCACGGAGACGAAGCTGTTCGCCGCCGCCCCGCCCACCGTGGGATCGACCGTGATAGGCACGCGCTACCTGCGGCCCCGGCGCTTCCTCGGAGGCGCGCTGCCGGTAGCCAATTCGTTCGGCGCATCGCCCGCCGGCTCAAGCGGTGGAAGTGCAGCTCGCTCCTCGTCCGAGATGTTGAGAGGATCGCCGTGCACCAGACCATCCTCACCACGCTCGATCGGCTTGCTGTCCAGACGAGAGACCTTCCCCTTCGCCTGCTGTGCGATCGCGAGCGGATGATCCTCGTCGATCAGCACTTCTTTGTCGAACTTGTCGATGTACATCTTGACTGCCGCCATAGGACATGCGCCTCCCAACAGGGCCGGGGCTGAGCGTTGGTGCTTGGCCCCGTCGTTCGATTTACTCCCGGCGCTTGAGCGCTTCCTTCGACGCCACGATCCGCTTCTTGAACGTCTCCGGAGCTTCACCGGCACGCGGGCTTTCGTCGATGAGAAGCGCCGGCTCCTGCGCTGTCTTGGCCGAGGTGATCTTGGTCCGCGCGTCAGCTACCCGCTTCCGTGTCTCGGCCGGCTCCTCACCTTTCTTCGGCGTCTCGTCAACTTCAGCGAGCGCCTGAGCCGTTTTGGCACGTCGCTCCGCATACTTGGCGAAGAGCGGCTTTTCCGTGTCGGACAGCGGCCGCCAGTAGCCGGCTGAGATGTGCCCGTGGAGAACGCGCACGTCGAGATTGTCCGGCCGGTCGTCGTCGTACTGCACGTTCGAGTGTTCGACCTGGTCATCGAGCGATCTGAGCGTCACCGCGTTGTAAGGGTTCTTCCCGTCGCTGATGACGCTCACAACGACTGCATCGTGGATCAGCCCTTCGCCGTCCACGTATGCCAGTATTTCGCCAGCTTTGGGCATGGTACCGTCCTCCCCCTGAAAGCCTGAAACGGGGAGTTGGGCGGATGTGCCCAACTCCCCAGAAGTGTCAAATTCGGTTACGCCATGTCTCCGCGAACGGCGAGATTCGGATCGAGCGTTTTGACCCCGTACAGGATGTCGAGTGCGACGCGCACTTCCGAAGTGTCGCCCATGTAGTAGAGGCGACTCCGGAGCGTGAGGCCGGTGATCGGGTCTGACGCCACGGCGATCTTGGCGCCGAGCTCGTTCCCCATCTGGGACAGGGGAGCGGTCGCGAGGCAGAACGCGTTCCGGTGGAAGAACAGGTTCTGATTCTTCGCCGAGCCACCAAGGAAGAGGGTGGCTACCTCCGCACCCGCCGTCGCCTGCAGGAGTCCCGGCGCGTCGATCACGACCGGTGCAGCTGCACCGTCCGCATCCGTGCCGTCAGCCGCGATCGCGTAGGGCCGAGGATGGCCGGTGATGGTCAGAATGTCGCCCTCTTTCCACGTGGCGCCGGCGGTAATAGCCGAGATCAGGATCGTTGTGGCACCGATCGCGTTTACCCCGTCGACCGTTCCGGCCGCATCCGCCGCAGTACCCGACGTGTGCGCCTTCACGTTCTGGTTGGCCCAGATGTCGTATCCTGAGATTCGGCCGATCGAACCTTCGCGGATTGACTTGTCCTGAATTCCCGCCACGAACCCGGAAGCGGACATCGCGTTCTGGAAGGCGGCCTTGGTCGCGCCGTCGATCATGCCGTTGAGCATGGTCGGGTCGCCCATCGGCACCTTGTTGTCGAACATGAGCTTCCAGATCTTCGTAACGTCAGCCAGAACCGGCGTGGCCGTAAAGGTCGAGTGCCAAGGAATGTCCTTGTACAGGAGCACGAGATCCTGGTCCACGATGTCAGCCAAGGCAACTGCGGCCGGGCGAATGTGGTCGGAGATGATCTGCGGAGCTGTGAGCGACAGATCCTTGTCGGTCAGCGCGAACTTTACTTCCTTCCACTTGTTGAGGACGATCGCCACCGATTCGGTGGCCAGATTGCTCGCCGTGGCGGGAGCGTCAGTTGCGGTGAAACTCGCGGGGCGGCGCACCTGAATGGTGTCGCCTCGCGCTTGGGCTTTCGGCGAGTAGTCGCGGTAGACGCGACCAGCCATGCCCATAACTTTCTCGAGCTGGATAAGCGCTTCCTGAGCGAAGAACGTCTCGTTGTAATTTCCTAGGACGTTCGTCACGCCCATAAGCGGGATGAGATAGTCCAGGTGCGCGGTACTCGTGAGAGCGTGCACCGGCGCGCCTGCCATGCACAGGGCAATGACGGGCAAAAGCCCGATCACGAGCCACTTCAAAGTTGTTCGCATTGGTGCCGTCTCCGGAGAGTTGAGCGGGCGCCAACGAAAGAGCGCGCCGCGAGTGATTTGTTTCTCACCGCAGCGCGCTCCTAGAGTTTGCTGGTGAACCGGCCTAACCGGTCCGTGTGTTGTTTCAGTTGTTGCGAAGCGAAGAGCCTAGCCCTTCGCGAAATATCCTTCTACGACGCGACCCTGTAGGGGACGCCTCGTTTTTCCGCATCGTCCTTGAGTCGCCGGTATTCCTGCGTGGTTGCATCCTTCGGGATAATTACGAGCGCCCCACGACCGCCACTGCCACCCTCGTTCCGCGCGCCACTACCGCTGGCCCCGCTGGCTACGAAATCGTTGCCGTAATCCTCGTCGGCCTTGAACTCTTCAACGAGCTGCACGATGGTCATTTCCGTGCCGACGCCATCGGTAATGCGCGCGTTGCCCTTCCCGTCGACCACGACCGCCTTCGCCTTCCCGTCGTCGCCGCGTACAACTTTTACGAATTTCATGACCGGGTCGAGCAGCTTCTTCACCTTGCCGCCTGCGCCGTTGATCGCCTCGATCGCCGCCTGCTTCCCTACCAGGTCGTAAACTTCGGCATCGCGGGCCAGCAGCTCCTTGTCCTTCGCGGCGAGCGCTGCGGCCGATTTGTCGGCCATCTCTTTCTTGAGCGTTTCGAAGTTGCCCTCGGCCTTTGCCTTATCTTCCTTGAACTTGGCCGCGAGCACGAGATCTGCCTGCACATCTTCCGGCGTCCGATCGCCGAGCACTGCGGCACGAGCTGCGAGCTTCCTGTTCGTGCCGATCAGCTCGGCGTTCTTGTTTTTCAGTCCGGACGTGTCTTCGATTTCCGCATCCAGCACGAACTTGCCGTCCTTCTCGACATACGCGCCGCGCGCGGCCTCAGGTATTGTCTCCAACTTTTCAACAACTAGCGGAAGTGACATTTATCCTCGATGAGCACATGCGGCTCGTTGCACAGGGATCGCTACTCAGAGAGTAGTCTACGGGTACCGGGGGAGGCGCTCTATAGTCTTGCCGGGGAATCGGGACGCCCACGCCCAACCTTCTAGGCTGCGGTTGTTAGCGGAGGAGGCGAGTGGCCTCCGCTCTCCGGCACAGTTAGGCGATACGAGAAGTTTCCGTTTCCACAGCGATCGCCACGCTCGATATAGCCGAGCGTTTCCAGGTGCTGCAGTGAGCGGTTGACCGATCTCACATCTACGCTCAGGAGATTCGCTACGAACCACGACCTGACCGGGCGGTCTTCGTCCTCGGAGAGCGATTCGTGAAGTCGGATCAGCACCTTCATGTCGACTCGCGTGGTCTCTGGATTTCGCGTCGCGTGGATTAAGCCTGGCGGGAGCTGCACCGTGGACATGAGGGGCATCACAACCACCGAATCTCGAGGTGATGGTTAGGGACGCCGATTTCAAGGAAGAGCCCATGGGAGCGACGAGGGTTCCGCACGTACACGAACCACGTCGCATACCCGATCGAGCATATGTCACCGACAGCTATCCGCCCGATGCGAAATACTATTTCACCGCTCATGCAATCCTCGCTATGCTGAACCGATCAATGCACTTGCAACCCCAAGGATCTCCTTCCCCCGCGTAGCTGTCACCGTTCGAATAGTTCTGATCTGCTGGGACAGTTTCTCCGTTCATTGCAACATGCTCGGGTCGGGGGTCATCCTGCGCATCGTAATGCACCCACGTTTTCACCGCCTGAAATCCCTCGGGGACTATACCCTTCGCGTCCGCATCTTCCCACGAGAGTTTCTGCCCCAACTTGTACGCGCTCCGTGTAGTGCTCGAGGTGACCGTGTTGGCGTTCTGCGCGATACGCCGTTTGGTGTATGCCTCGGCGTACCGATCTACTTGCTCCGGCGAGAGCGGCCCTTTGGCCATCATCCGATCCAGTCTCTTGTCGCGAAGGGTATAGTCGGTGAGCGATCTCCCGTTCTTTCCTTCCAGCGCATCGCGGAAGTTTTGCGTCTGTTCAATCTGGCTCTTGCTGAGTCCGATCACGGATCTGAGTTGACGCGCAACGGTCTTCGGCGCAGCGCCATCCCTTAGTCCGTTCTCGATGTAGGCGCGCGCCACTTCCTTCACGTCACCCTTCAAGCTGCTCAGCGTCTCCGATTCGAGCGTGCGGACAGCCTCGATTACCTTGGGCGACAAATGGTCGAACGCGATTGCTGGGACCCCGTCGACCTTCCCGGCCTTTGGCGTGTCTTTGATTGAGAGGGCGTAGCTTTCTTGAACGGTCTCTCTGATCTGCTGCCGGAACGCGAGGAACGCCCGGTCAAGATCCGGCTCGGTCAACACATCCCCGATCAGCGTCTCGAAAACACCGGACTTCATCAAGCGGCCTACTTCCGATTCGGTGAGCGATTCGCGGATGATCTGCCACGCTTTCAGAATTCGCGCCGTCATATCAGGCTGTAGGCGACCGACGCGGGATTGCGCTCGCTGGATTGCGGCGCGTTCGAGGGGGGTCATGTCGGCCTCCTTTGAGGCTCTGACCTTGGCGTGCGCACGAGCGCGATTCCGTGCATGTTGATAATCTCGGCATTGTCGCTGTCAGAGGTGAGCGCGTGCTTATAGCCAGCGTCAACAAGATTCCGCCTGATCTCGTCGTAGGCGGATTGCGAGACTTCCATCGTCACGAAGGTGTACGTCACGCTGCCAGCTTCCTGCTGTAGGCAGCGATCTTTGCTGTTCGCTCCGGATCGCGCATGAAACGCAACGTGATGGCATTGAGCAGAAGGTCGCATCGAGTGCAGAGGCCACGCCAGTTGCCGTCAGCGCATATCTGCCATTGGTAGCGCGACGGCTTTCCGCACCGCGCGCACGGCACGCGGCGAATGCCGATTGCGGTGTACGGCTTCCGCCTCACCAGACTTCCTTCGCGCAGTGCCGGAAGAGCCATTCGAAGTAGTACGCTACTGGCTCATCATTCTCGGTCGTTATCTGAACGCCCCGGAATTCAAGCACTGCAAGGGTGACGTGCAGCAGCTCATGCCCCAGTGCAGCCAGTCGCGCAAAGCGGTCGTTGCACTCCTCGCGGATAACCGAGACGTAGTGAATCGGCGATCGCCCTGTTGGCGTCCACTCCGTAGTGTGCGCGCGAACGGCGGGCTTGATGTCCGGATAGTCACTGCCCAGCACTCGCTTGAGGAACGCATTTATTTCCTCGCGCGAACCCCACAAGAGCGTGATCGAACTGCCGTATGGGTCGCGCGGGAGCAGTTTTTTCTTCAGCATTTAGACTCCCGTCTGGTCGAAATGCTGAATTCCAGAAACCCTGCCATCTCGGTTGTGAATGACGAGGGTCGAGCACCGAGGAGTCGCGTAGCGAATTGCTTGCGCCTTGGTCAGAAACCGCTTCGTTGATCGAGCTGCGTACTTTCGTCTCACAACCCAGCCCGCATTAAACCTGGGCACGACGTGATACTCTTTCACCCTAGACGCCCGCATTACCCAGATCCTTGAGCGCGCTCGCGTGCTCCGAGCCGAACCCATGCGCAGCTCCTATGTCCGCCAGCGCGCCGGCGTGTTCCGCCGCAAAGCCGTGCGCAGCGCCGAGGTCGACTAGCGCACCATCGTGCTCGGGTTTGTACTTGCCGACGAGGAGCACTTCCTCAACCGGAAGGAGGAGCTGCAATTCCTCAACTGTCAGAGGAACCACGGCATCCAGAGGTGCCAGAACGTTCGCCTGAACGAGGGCCGGCGACTCTATGCCCAGCGCGATCGCTCCATCTGCCATGGTCAGCATGGCCCCGAATGAAGTCGTCGGCGATTCGGCGGATAGCGCGACGGTGCCGTCCGCAACTACGACCGTGTTCGCCTGCGTGAGGGATGGGGCCTCCACTGCGAGCGCGATCAGTGCATCGAGCACAGCGAGAGCGCCCGCTACCTGAAGCGTTGGGCTCTCGACAGCTAGCGCGATCAGTGCATCCGCGAGAGTGAGGACATTTGCCTGCGTGAGGGTCGGAGTCTCTGCCCCGAGAGCGATTAGCGCGTCGGCCACCGCGAGCGTGTTCTGTTGCGTGAGGGATGGAGCCTCTGCAGACAACGCCACAAGAGCATCGGCTACTGCCAGCGTGTTCGCCTGAGCCAGTGACGGAGTCTCGGCCCCCAATGCTATCAATGCATCGGCAACGGCCAGAAGAATTGCGCCCGGCAGTATAGTTGGACTTTCCGCAGAGAGCGCGACGAGCGCATCCGCCGGCGCGATAGTATTTGCCTGGGTGAGTGCCGGGCTCTCGGTCGCAAGGCCGATTGAGGCATCCTGAACGACGAGTGTGTTGGCTTGGGTGAGGGTGGGGCTGGTAAATCCGAGCGCGACGAGAGCGTCATTGAGCAGCAGGCCGATGTCCGTAACGGCTGCGATTGTGTAATCCCAGATCCGCTGCCTGAGGAATCCGCGCCTGTCCCTGGGCCCTCTCGCGCCGGAGAAAGACCTTGATCCACCGAAGCCGACCGGAGCGGCGCCACTGGCCGGGGTGTACGTGATCGTTAGCTTTGGGTTGAGCGTTGCGTGCGAGTATTCGTCGAACGAGCAGTTCGCATCCGCGCCACCAGGCTCCAGCGTCTCCTTGATGGCAATTGAGAAGATCACGCCGGCGGCGAGAGCTGCTTGCAGGTCTATCACTGCCTGCGCGCCGAGACTCAGATTCTTGGTGCCGGTGCTCTGGAATTGCGTGGTGTCGTTGAAGTAGACGCCAGCGACGTTCAAGCCCGTGACCACCGCGGGGAACGCGTCCGTTTCCGGATCGCCCAACCCCGTACCGTTATAGCCATCGCAGTCGTAGAGCAGGCTCCCGCCGCTGATGACCGATTGGACCGTGATCTCCAGATCCACAGCCGTAACCGTGGCGTCTGCGGGAAGGGTCGAGATGTCAAACTTGTTGGCAACGCGATACGTATCGCTCGCGGCGCGACCACACGCATCTCCGCCATCGTTCGGGGATTTCGCCCCGTCAACAACGCGAACTTCAGCGCCCCAGTCAGCCCCGAGAACTAGAGTTGCCACTGCCTTTAGTTCTTCCCGCTCATGTAGATGTGATCCATGTCGAGCGTCATCGTCGCCGGCACGGTCCCGCCCGCTCCGCCCCACACCGGACGAAACGTGAACAGTTCCCACGTCGTGGCGCCTGAGGAAGTGAATCGGCGCAGCTGGTAGCTCCCGACGTGAACGCCATCAACCCACCAGTCGACCGCGCCGTTCGTCGTGCCTGAGGTGTTTCCGGTAAGGAGTATCTCGATGTTGTACCAGCGCCCGCGCGGGATCGTCGCACTCGGCACGAGGTTGGGCGAGAGCACGGCATCCCCCGGTGTACCCTGTAGCACTGGGCGAGGTGTGAGGCTCCCGTTGCCGACGCCGCTCGCGTCCAGGAAGAAGATCGGCGCGCCACCAGCCCACAGATAGAACTGCTTATTGAAGCCGGTGGGGTGTCCGTAGAAGTTGCTGGACAGCTTCGCCCAGTACGTGAGGTAGAGGATGCGCGAGCCGGAGAAGCCTTTCTCGACGTAGCCCGGACCAGATCCACCGCTGAATCCGGCCGGGTAAGTCGCGCGGAGAATGCCCGAAGGTGACTGTGGGGCAGTCGCGTCGGTCGCGATCGACATACCGTCATTCGCCCAGCCGATCGACGAGAATGCGTTTTCCGCCAATGGCGTCATGCCCGACGGCTCGTGACTGCGCCATACGCCTCCGACCACTGGCGCCGGAGTTGTATCGACAGGCGGAGGAGGAGGAGGAGGAGGAGGAGGAGGAGGGATCACGACGACCACGCCGGGCACGGTGATCACACTCTTGGCGACGAGCCCGCCGAGAGTGACTGAGATCGTTGCCACACCCGGGCGCTTCGCCTTCACCAGACCGACGCTCGAGACGGTCGCGATGCTCGTGTCGGAGCTGCTCCAGATCGCAGTGCTCGATCGCGTGAGCTGCTTCGTCGCACCAACGGCGACGGTCGTGGTCTTCGGACTCACGCTCAACGTCTGCGCCTGGAGACTGCCAGCGAGACACGCCAAGAGCAAAAACACTTTCATTCGCATCGGCATTTAGTTTCTCTCGCTCAGGAGTTCGACCATGTACTGCTGTATCTGGATCGTGTTCGCGGCGTTTGAGATCGTGAAGCCCGCCCAGAGGTCGAGGATATTCGCGACCGTTGAATCGAATGCCGTGCCGAGTGCCGGAGCGGTCTGAGGAACGAGGATGCTCTGGTTGCCTTGGACATCGTCCACCTGTGCCGCGGTCCTCGTGAACATCTGCCCTTGGACGTTTCCCTGCGGCATGAACTGCGCGGCTGTTGCACCTGGGCCATCCGAGCGCAGCGTCAGTTCCGCATCGAGCCAGAACGGCAAGAGCGTGTGCGCTGTCGCGTTGAGCTGGATATTTCCGGAGTCGTAGACGACGATGTTCGCGGTCGGCCCGATCTTCACCTGGAAGTTGATGAGTCCAGGCGTGGTCACGATGTTGGAGATCGCACCCTGTGCCGTGATCCGGAGCCGGTCCCCGATCTGGAGAAAGTTGGCCGGAAGTACGAGCAGAGCCTGCGGGTTGATGACGCTCTTGGCGGTCGTAAAGGACGAGAACGCCGTTCCCGCAGCGTGCATCGTTTTGAGACACTGTGAGTATCCCATTTTACGTCGGGTCCGCGAACTCGAAGTCGTACACCGGGACGGTTACCGTTCCGCCCGACGTAAGAGCTTGAGAGGTGCAGGTGGTGACAGCCTGGAGCACCGAGCCATCATCGAGCGCGATATGTGTGGCCGTGCCTGAGTTGGTGATCGAGATTGACGCCTGCTGCTGGATGCGGACCTTACGGCCGTTGGTGTCGCCATTGGAAATGACATAGTCGCCGTTCCCGTCGCCGGCGGTCATTACGACCGAGGCGAGTAGGACCGCCGCGATACCCGCGAAGTTGGCCGGCTCTCCCGAGCAGACTACGAGTCGCGTGCACGTCGCGATCTTGGCGAGAGCGGCGTCCAGGACCGGGTCAGAGATCGATTTAGCCACGGGCTCTCCCGCGTGAAGGAACTACCTTCTTCTTCGGAGCCAGCACTTCAGCGCCAGGCTTCCGCTCGCCGGTCTTTGCCTTCCCGTCGACGTCCTTCGCCCAACCCCGCGCGCAGATTCGCGCCCCGTAGGCGTCGGGCACTGTGATCGTGTCACCCTTCTCGAGCACGTAGTGATGGCCGGTATCGGCATCCATGTCGCTCAGGCGGTCCTCCAAAACCTCGATTCGCATTGTCACATTCCTGTGTTGGCGGTTGGTACTACGTCTGCCGGTTGTGCCTTCTTGGAGATTTCCTTCCACTGGCGGTACGCCTTGACGCCGGTCACAACCTGATAGGCGACCAGCGCACCGACGGCCCACCAACTCAAGAATCGAAGCGCTGCCGCACCCAACGCGATCGAGATCACAGCTGAAACGCGCATTTCGACCTGAGTTCTAGCAGCAACGATCGTCGCGCGAAGCGCCTCCCGTTTCTCGACGAGAGTGATGATCTTGGCGCCCGTCATCACCGCCCTGCGCTGGCGCTCAAGGGCTTTCATGCTGCCGCCTTCTGCTCGTCCGCCTTGGTCTTCGCGTCGAGGGCCGCTTGGTCCTGGCGCGCCAATTCTTGCGCGTACAGTTCGTCCAGGATCGCCCTGTCAGTCGGATCGAAGTCCTCGGGTAGTTGCCCCGTGTGGATCACGTAACGGAGCTCGGGCAAAGTAAGCACACTCTGCGAGTAGGCCGTGACGCAGACCGTGAGGAACGCTGGATCAATGGTCTGACCTGCAAAGTCTTGGCAGACAGTGACGCTCCCGCCTGATTTAACTTGGCCTTTGGACTCGATATTCATGAACGCGGCCATGTCTGCCAATACGCCTTCGAGCGCGTCCTGCTCCGATCGCGCGGCGCGCCTCAGTTTGGCATTCCGCGATTTGGCGTTCTGTGCCGCCTCGGTTGCGGTCTTGGAAGGACCGCCCTCTCCCTCTGCGACCGTCGCACCCTGCTGGCCCATGCGCCGCTGGAGGTCCTGCATGCGGGTTCTCGTCGCGCCGAGCGCAGCCCCGGAGGGCTCAAGCATCGACGCACCATTCCCGGCTCCGCCCGGAATGTCGATCCCTTGGCCCATCTGAACGGTTTTACTTTCGTCGCCCTGATTGGTATTCCGCCCAATGAAGACCGGAGTCGGCACGTTGCATTTGTGCATCACCGCGGCGTAGTCGCTCGCCACCTGGGTCTCTTCAATGTTCGAGAGCGCGAGCCCATAGAGATGGGGCTTGGTGTGCAGGAGCCCCACCTTCTCGCCGCCGTAGATTACGCGAACCGCGATTCGTTCTGGGCCGTTCTGGATCGTCCCTTCGCCGGCGGGGGCGAAGTCCTCGCCGTTCCGGACCCACGCGCGCCAGGTAATCGCGCCCAGCGCCGTCGCGCGCGCGGTCACCTCGTCGTAGAAAACCTCTTGCCTCAGCTCCCGGTACCGTTCCACTGATTTGGTGCCGTGCTCGCCGTCCGATTCGCTGGCCGATTCGCGAAGCATGATCTGCACTAGGACCCTGACCCCACCGACCACCGCGTAGCGCCAACTCAGCACATCGCTCGCGCCGTAAAGCGTCACGTAGGGCCTCGCCTGCGCGCGCTTCGCGTCGGAGAGGGTCGCGATCTTGTCAGCGACAGGATAGTCCGTGAGCAGGACGCAGTGGCCCAAATGAAGCGCTGCATCGAGCGCCGATTGAGCAAAGACATCAATGTGGTTGCCTTCGCCGTCGATGTCCTCGCACAGGTCTTTCAACTGTTTTGGTACGTCGTCGCCCAATTTGATCGGTTCGGCCATCACCAAGCCGACGTGCTCGGCCAAGGTTGTCGCGTAATGGTCCGCCACGAACGTCATCCCGATACGCCCGTCGTAGTCCTTTGGCGTTTCCGCCTCGAACTTGGGCAGGTAGTACTCTCGTTTCGCCCGTATCGGGATCGTTGCGCCGCGGATGTCCTCGCAGATCTGCCAGCGGGGCGCCATCTCCAGGTATGCCGGGCAAGCGTAATCCGGACGGGAGGGATCCGTGCTCCACTTCCCGAGATCGAACGTGAGGTTGGAGAGCAGATCTGGGGCTATCACCACGCCACCTTTGTTTGCTTCCACTTGGCGGCGAGGACGTTGAATTCCTGCCAGAGTAGGTAATCGCCGGCGTCCGTGATATGAAACAGGGCGTTTCCGCCAGCGCCTGCATCTCGGATGCTGGTCCCTTCTTT